GGGAGATAGTTCTTGTACGTTTCACGCCTCTCTATGTTACATTTGAATTAATCCGTAATGGAACATTCAAGTGGGATTGGCATATTGATTTTAGCACTATGCCCTCATGGAAGGCGATTAGTGCGCCTTCTGACTTAATGGTAACATCATCGTTAGCAAACACTGAACATACAAGTGAGAATGGTATCTTTACAGTAATATTTGATGAGTGTATTGCAGGTATTTGTAAGTCTAAAAACAGTAGTGCTTTAGTGCTTGGTGAAGGTGGTTTATATGTAAATAATACTGCTGAATCGGGCAACTTTATGTTTACACTCTTTATGATTTCTGGTTCTCTGGGTTCAGAGTATATATTTCAGAATACACCTGATGTTACATTATCAAATGTGCAGTCTAATAGGATATTTGATAATTTTGCTGTTGATTCTTCTGCTGAATATGTTGTAGAAAATGGTAGTGCATTTACTGAAACATATCGTGCTGTGGGTAGTAACGGTTTAGAAATTAAAAGTAGTAGTGATGTTTTAGTTACAAAGAAATTAAAAAATTTAAAATTAGGAACAGGCAATTATAAATTAAAGGTTCAAATATTACCATTAAAAAATATTACGCGTGAAGCAGGTATTATAATTGCCAGTGATCCTACTTATGATAATACCTATTATGTTTGTTGTTTAGAACTTGATGCAACACAATCTTCAGGTGGTAATAAATCAAAGGTTAAATTGCTTAAGTTTAATCAGAATGCAGGAAGTGAAGGTTCATATGGTGTAGATGGATATGGTGAATATGGTTATGGTGCAGTTGGTAGTGAAGTAATTGCTGCTGTAGAAACAGTAACGGCATATGCAGGTGTCACATATTATATTGAATGTGATTATAACAATGAAAATCGTTCATTTGAAATATATTTTTATAAACATGATGAATCAAAACCTTCAACACCAACAATTACATATGTCGGTGATGAGGCTTTCGAGTATGGAAATGTAGGTTTATTTGCCCGCGTTTCAAGTGCAGGGACAAATAATATAGATGTTATTTTCGAATATCTAGAAGTAACCGATTCAATGATTTATGATAAAGTAGGATATCCGTTTACTGTATTTGCAGGCCCATCACACGGTGGTAATATTGGTTGGCTAATTATATATATTTTTAACAAAAAAATTGGTCAAGACATTGATATTGGGCGTTATAATTTTATTGTTCAGACAATTTCAACATCAAATTTAGGTACATTATCATTTAGTTTTAAAAATGCAACAAAAGGTACAACATTAGCCATTGATACAACTGCAACATATAGAATAATTGGGGGTGATGCAGTTTTAACAACTTATAATCAAATTATTGAATTAAAAGAGTCTGATATTGGTGATGTTGCACATATTTTTATGCAAAGAAATGTAACAGGTTATTGTCCTTTAACATTAATTACATATGCAGCACTCATTCCAATTTCAAATACAGAAGGTAGTGAGATTATAACACCAACAAATCTTTCCTTTGCATCGTTTAATGAACAAAACTATTACAGAAATCTTGAACCTAAAGAATTTGGTTCAAACTTGTTAAATAGAAAGTATAAATCATACAGGTGATTAAACATGGCAAATACTTATACTACTAATTATAATTTAGCAAAACCGGCACACGGTGATGTTAATTGGCATATTCCAGTTAATGAGAATTGGGATATTCTTGATACAAAAATAAAAGCAATTACCGATAGTATTGTTTCTAGAGTTCCTCCTGGTGTCATTATGATGTATGGTTCAAATACACCACCTTCTGGTTGGTTAGAATGTAATGGTGCTGCTATTTCTAGAACAACGTATTCTGCATTATTTTCAGTTATTGGAATAACATATGGAGCGGGTGATGGTTCTACAACTTTTAATTTACCCGATTTACGTGGTGAATTTGTCAGAGGATGGGATCATGGACGCGGAGCGGATCCGAACCGGTTGTTTGGGTCGGCACAGGATGATGAGTTCAGGAGTCACTCTCACGACTATCATGGAACAGGGGATTATATAGGGGGTGTCAGAAATCTTTTTACTAGGATAGGCAGCCAAAATGCCCACGCACGGCGCGATGACCTCCTTTATGCAACTGGCGG